GCCATCATGCCCTGCCCGAAGTTGTCCTCGACGAGGATCTCGGTCACCCGGTTGGCCTTGGCGGTGAGGGCGATCTCCTCGAGGGTGTCGGGGCCGTAGCCGCCCTCGAGGCCGCCGGCGGCCTTGGCGAACAGGAAGCCGTTGAGGTGCGCCACGACGGCGTAGGCCGTCTCGTCCTCGCCGCGGCCGGACGGGTCGACCCACATCTTGCACCCGGTGTAGGGGGCCCACTCCTTGTCGAAGAAGATCGGGGAGTGGAAGCCGTCGGTGCCGAAGCCGAGGCTCGGGATGTCCTCGACCCGAGTGGACTGGCCGGCGGCGTTGGTGACGCCCCAGGCGATCCGCATGGGGGCGCGGTCCCGGTCCATGGCGAAGACGACGGCGTCGGCCAGCCGCAGGGGCGTCAGGCTCGAGTCCCCGAGGCGCCACTGGAGCAGGTACTGCATCCGGAACTTGGAGCGGCCCTCGGCGGCCTCGCGGGCGGCGAGTTCCTCCCGGCCGAAGCGGTCGGGCCATGCCAGGTCGCCGGCCTCCATCCCTTCGTACATCGCGCCGAGCTCGCAGCCGCAGCCGTCGGCGCCCGGGTGCATCACGGGCCACGCCCGGAACGAGTACCCGCCCTTGATGAGGTAGTCGTACAGCGTCTCCTCGTGGTGGGGGGTGCCGAGGTAGATGATGTCGCCGCCGGGGACGATGATGTTCTCGAACTCGGCGACCTGGTCCCTCATGCGCCGGCGGAGGTCGAGGGTGAGGGTGTTCTCGCTCGTCTCGACGTCGTCGCCGATGATGCAGGTCGAGCGGATGCCGGTGATCTGGCCGGTGATGCCGTAGGCGGCGAAGCTCGGGGTGCGGTCGGCCTCGGCGCCGTTGACGTCGAACATGAGCGCCGAGTCGCGGTGCCCCTGCTCGCGCTCCGGCACGAGGTGCTGGAGGAACCTCGCCTGCCCGATCCACTTGCGGGCGAGGTAGAGGCTGTCCTTGGCCGCGCGCTCGGACTTCGAGACGTAGGTGATCCGCTCCTTGCCGGGGTTGCGGAACAGCCGCCAGCAGCAGTAGGCGATGGTCACCCAGGTCTTCGCGGCGCCGCGCCATGCGAGCACGCCGCGCCGGCGGCGGTCCTCCATGAGCCACGTCGCGATCTCGCGGTGATGGCGCGGCATCGACTTCATGCCGATCTCGTGCCACAGCTCCTCGAGGAAGAACGGGAAGTCCCCGTACAGCCGGGAGACGTACTGCTTCGTCTGGTCGTCCATCAGGCCCGCTTCGCGCCCTTGCGGCGGTTCTCCGTCCGGCTGACGATGCGGAGGTTGCTCCGCGCGTTCGAGCCTCCCTTGGAGAGCGGGACCTTGTGGTCGACCTCGCGCGGGTCGCCGGTCTTCAGCCCCATCTTGCGCCGTGCCTTGTGGCGCTCCGACTGCCGGCGCAGCTGCTCCGGCGTGCCCTGGTACTCACGGTATTCCTTCGCGTAGTCGCGCTTCTTCGCCATCACGATCTCCTGCTTCGTGCGCCGCTGCACTTCCACTTCGCCCTCGAGAGCCGCAGCGGGCTGTTGGGATCTCGAGCTGCCGCGGGATGGTCCCGCATCTGTCCGAGCGACCGGGCGCAGTAGGCATCGCCCTTCGACGAGCCGGGCTGGATGCGGTCGCCGCCGCCCTTGGCCTTCCCGGCCTGGCCGTAGCTGACCTTGCGCGTGCGGCCGGTTTCCGGGTTCTTCACGACCTTGACGAACCTCTTGCCTCTTGCCGGTGTTGCCATGTCTGTCCTTCCGAAACGTCCGGTTTGCTACTGGGCGTCGACGACGTCCCATGCGATGCGGGGATGCCCACGCGACTTCCCGCCGTGCTTTTCCGGCTCCGTCTCCCAGCGGACGAAGAGCCTGATCCACTTGGCGCGGATCGGCGCCGGGCCGGTGCCCTTCTCGACGATCCAGCCGCCGCTGCCGTCGCCCCAGTCGCGCTTGTACGAGCCGCAGCGGATCACGTCGCAGTGGCGGTTGCGGACCTCGTACACGCCGTTGCGCGTCTCGAGGTACTCGCGGCTGATGCCGACGACGTTCGAGTGGTGGTTGTGGCCGTAGGCGACGACGTCCGCGCCCTCAATCCACGAGAGCATCCGGCGGCTGTCGAGGACGCCCATCGACATCTGTGCGCCGCCGCCGCTGCCGTGCGCGTAGCGCATGGTCCAGGTCAGCTTGCACCCGTTGACGTCGACGCGGACCTTGAGCCATCCGCCGTACCCGCCGGCGCCCATCTGCGACGCCGGGTTGAGCCCCTTGATCGCGCGGACGAGGTTGGTGGTCGGGCAGCACTCGTGGTGCTTGAGCCACGCGGACTCGTGGTTGCCCTGCCCCAGCAAGGCCCACCAGGGCGAGTACTCGGCGTACCGATCGGCCGCCTCCTCGATGACCTTGTCGAAGTACGCGGCGGCGAGCTGCGAGCTGCGCAGCGCCGACTTGCATTGCCGGCGGTCGCTCGAGCCCTGCATGAGGTCGAGGCAGTCGCCGAGGTCGCAGATGATCGCGTTGCGCTCGCGCGCCTCGGTCAGGTGCTTCTCCTCGAGCGCCCTGTCGCACTTGCTCGAGTCCGAGTGCGCGTCCGAGCGCAGGAGCATCCACTGCTCCCAGCTCGAGAACCCATCTCCCTTGCAGTCGACGATGTGTACGTTTCGGCCATGGTGCGTGACGGTGAACGGCGGCGCATTCTTCTTACCCTTCCTGCTCATCCGGGTCCCCTGCGAGTTCTGCCGCGTTGAATGCCGTCTGGCGACGTGCCATCTCGGCGACGAGGTCATTGAGCGGGCTGTCCTTGGTCCGGACGGCGTTGATGCCGTGGTCCTTGAGGAAGCCCCTGATGGCGTTGAGGTCCGACGAGGTCGGCGTCACGCGCTGGACGGATCCGTCCGGGCCGACCGTCTGCCGGCCGTTGCGGAGGATGTCGAGCATGGTGGCCGACAGGAGCCTGTGGATTTCCTCGTACTCGCGTTCTCCGCTCATCTGGACCTCAAGGTTGGGCGTTGCGGCCGGTAGACGTCGCTCGGCACGATGCCGGGCACGAACCCGAACTCGTCTCGCACGCGCTCGCTGACGCCGGCCTTGTTGAGGATCCTGGCCCAGACGAGGTTCTGGAGCGGCGATATCTGCGCGGCCAGGTAGTCCTGGCGAGGGCTGTCCTTGTTGAGGATGGCCTCGGCGCCCTTGACGAGCAGCTGCGGCCCGGCGCCCATGAACGAGACGGCCAGCTCGGCGCCGCTGACGTCGCGGTCCTGCTGCTGCCTCGTCACGGCGCCGAACGTGCCGCCGGCGACCGACTGGCCGAGGGCCTGCGACGTCGATGCGCCGAAGTTCTGGGCGACGCGGTCGTAGTAGCCGACGGCGCGCATGACGTTGCCGAGCACCATGCTGTCCTGCATCGCGCCCCACGCCGCGGCCTGCGGCTCCTCGACGAGCTCCGCGACGCTGTCCGCGAACGACCGGCGGTCGCTCAAGGCGTTCTTCGTCGCATACATCAGCCAGCCGAGCATGACCTGCGTGCCCATGTTCACGGCGCGCTCGCCGAGATCGCCCTGGAGCATCGGACGCAGGCGCTGGCGGTTGTATGCGTAGGCATACGACGAGAACTGGTTGACGATGCGGAGGATGGGCATCGTGTCCTCGCTGACCGGGCGATCGGCGACGCCGGGCGTGACGTTCAGGACGCGTCTCGCCTCGTTTGCGATGTTGTCCATGAACGCGCGCCGCTCGTCGAGGGCCTTCGTCCACTTGTCGAAGAGCGGGTTCACCGGGCGATCGGAGGCCAGGAATTCGTCGAACCCGATGGCGTTGGCCTGGCTCTTGTCCCAGTGCACGCCGTGCGCGTGGATCTGCTGAAGGACCTCCTCGACGTTGCTTTCCCTGATCCCGAGCCTGGCGAGCCGCCCGAGCTCGGTGTTCGTGAGCCCAGACGCCTTGATCGCGCCAGACGGGCTCTTTCGCTTGGCGAGGAGCAGCCGCTTGGACAGGGTGACCATCTCGTCCATGGCGATGGCCGCGCCCCATCGTCCGTTCAGGGTGTTGATCGCGTTGAGCCCGATCAGGCTCCCGAAACGACGAGACGCTCCCTCCGTCGCCTGGTCGATGGTTCCGGTCGCACGGTTGACGATGCCGCTGCCGAATCCGCGCTGCGACAGGACGTACTCCGAGGATTCACGAGGCAGCATGGAGAGCTGGCTCGTCATGTGCAGGAACTCGAGGTCCCGGCGGCGCATCTTGTTCGCGATCGGAGCGAACGTCTCGAACATGATCGGGAATCCGCGGACCGGGTGCATCATGGTCCAAGCGAGCTTTCCTGCCATGTCGGACAGGTTGGAAACGCCCATCATCCCGCCGTTCACGATCATCGCGGCGCGCGAAAGCTGACGCGTCGTGAACATCATCCCGTCACTCGGCTTTGCGCCTCCCTCGTAGAGGGCCTGGCCGATCAGCCGCTTCACCATCGCGCGCTGGTCGGTCAGGATCGAGTTCACTGCGCTGCGCGCCCGGTCCTTCTCGCCTGCGCCGGCCCGGCCGAAGAACTCGTTGAACGAGTTCTCCGCCTCGCCAAGCCAGGCAAGCAGGTCCTGCGCGTTCTCGATCGGCCGTGTCTGGCCGCCTTTGGTCAGCTTCATCTTGCCGAAGATGTCACCGTTCATCTTGATGGCGCGAGCGATGCCGACCTGTCCGTGGACCTGGGCGCCGTACCGACGCATCAGCGTCACCGGGTCGGCGACGATGTAAGGCCGCATCTCCGGCGAGACGACCGTGAATGTGCGCTGCTTGAATGCGTCGGGGCTGCCGGCGGTCGTGATCGACTCGAAGAGCTTGGTTTCCGCGAATGGATCCGTGATGATGCGGAAGAGGTTGTCCGCGCCCTCCTTGTAGACGGCCTCGAGCGAGTCCCGGTATGCGGCCCGGGCCGTCGTCGGGATCGACGTCTCTGGCGGAAGCACGGAGACGGACGGGTCGTCGAGCCTTGCCCTGATGGCCGTGCCGTTCTTCGGATCGAACGACGGGTCGCCGACGTGCGTCCGGACGAGTGAGACGATCTCGCTCCGGATCTGCTCGTCCGTGGTCCTGTCGAATGCCCGCGCGAGCGCGTCCGTGCGGATCTGGCCGGGCCGCTGCGCCTGGTCGAGCATCCTGAACTGCGCGATCGCGGCAAGCGTGAATCCGTCCTTGTCTCGGGCGGCCGCACCCTCGTCGATGGCGAGCGGGACGTAGTGCCTCATCCCGAACGGATTCGCATCGAACAGGCCGGCGGCGACCAGTTCGGAGTCCATCATCCGGAAGTATCGCTCCATCACGTCGGCGAGCTCCGCCGCCGCCGGATTCCGGACGGGGCCATGGATGCCAGCCTGGCGGTCGAAGACGAGGTTGGTCGCCTCCCGCAGGACGTCGTCGCCCTCCTTCAGCCGCGAGCGGAATCGACCTGCGAGCCCGTGCTTGCGAAGCACCGCGAGCATCTCCCGGTTGTACGAGGCGAGCGCGAGGTCGAGCCCATCCTTGATGGCTTCCGCGCTTGAGCGCACGCCGCCGACGAGATTGATGTCGTTCGGCGTGAGGTCGGAGAAGCTCCCAGACAGCGCGCGGGTCACGTCGTGCATGAGGTTCGCGTACCCGCTCATGCGCGTCGCCGGCGTCGCGCCGGTCGGCAGCGCGTCGCCGAGGTCGAGGAACAGCCTGCCGATCGGGCCGACGGGCAGGGACTGGAGCCCGACGTCCTCCTGGAAGAATGCCCGGATCGTCCGGAGCCGGTCGTAGTCGGTCTGCGCGGTGTGCGCCTGCTGCCGGATCTTGAACTGGTTCGGGTCACCCAGGCCGGACTTGCGGATTGACGCCCGGTGGCGCTTGTAGGCGCGCTGGAGCTTCTCGACCCTGTTCACGACCTGCGGGTCGTCGACTCCGCGCATCAGCGGCGCGATCGAAAGGTCCGGGTAGAACTTGCCGGCCCGCGCGTCCTTGATGAAGTCGTCGAGGATCTGGATGCTCCGGTCTGCCTCGAGGTCGAACCTGATCGTCCCGCCGAGCTGCCGCAGCGCCGCATCGGCGCCCTCCTTGGAGGCAGACTGCTGGAGCATCGGCGTCTCCAGGGTGTTCATCTTCTTGAACATCGACTCCAGGTGCACCTGCGTGCCCCATCGCTGCGCCCATGCTGGCAGTCCGAACGGCACGCGCACGCCGCCGGATCCGAGCGCAGTGACGGCCGACGCCAGTCCGTTCCGCGCGAGATACCCGGCTGCCGGCATCGCCGCGCCGAATCCTCCGCCGATGGCTGCGACGACCATGTCGTCGGTTGCCCCCGGGAGGTCCGTCAGGTCATACGAAGCGGCATCGACGATCTTCTTCGACGCGAGGTTGACTGCGGCGCCGCCGAGCGCGCCCTTCGCTCCCTGCAATGCGAGGAACCTCGCGGCCTGCGTCGTCGCCATCGCGCCGCGAGCAGCCTGCCCGCCGTACGGGATCATGTAGATCGGGTCTGCGATGCCGCCGGCGATCGCCGCCCCCATCGACTTGATGAACCCGCCGGTCTGCGTGTAGCCGTTGATCGCATCGAGGTCGTCCTGGACGGACAGCGCATCGCTGACGATCGCGTCGAACTGCTCGCGGTTGTTGACGGAGTCGAGGTATCCGTCGTCGAGAAGACGGAGCGCGATTTCCTGCGTTCTCGGCTGGAGGCGCTTGAGCGAATCCTCGAGCTTGAAAGGCTCCTCGAGCGCGGACGGGAGCGTGGCGTCGTACTCGTCGAGCGTGATGCCGCCGGCCCACGCCGGAAGCATGACCGCGAGCCCGGCTCCGACCTCGTCGATGAGCCCGGTGCTCCGAACGATGCGTTGCGTGGGCGACAGCCTGAAGTTCGCGCCGACGGCATCCGTGAACCCGGCCTGCTGGACCTCCGATCCTTCCTGGAGCGGCGACAGGTCGGTTCCGGACAGGGCGCGATTTGCGTCGTCGCGAATCTGCGCGACTGTCCGGAATGGGTCTTGGAATGACGTCAACGCAAGAACCTCATCTTGGAAAGCTCGAGTTGCTGCCTCTTCATGCCACTTTCCCTCGCTCGCTGGACTCGCTCCTCGATCGAGAGCGTCGATGCCGGGGCACCCTGCTGCGGCAGCGGGATGTCGACCTGGACGAACCGCTTCGACGTGACGGTCTTCTTGGTCCTGCGGTCGACCTTGTCCTCGGAGACAAGGAGCCACCAGGTGTTTCCCTCGCCCATGGCCGGGAGGACGTGCGTCACGGACTCCGGCTTGATCCCCTGCTCCGCGAGCCGACCGACGATCGTCGGCTCGTCCCACGTCGCGTTGGGCGCGACGGCACGGTCGACCGGGGCCGGGAATCCACGTCCTGCGAGCATCGGCAGGTGGTACTCGGCCTTGAGTGCCTCGATCTCGCCTCGGACGCGCTGCTCGATCACCTCGCGGGACAGGCCGGCGTTGCCGATTGCCGGGACGATGTCGCGCAGGACGCGGGCTGACGCGATGTCGCCGAGCTCGGCCGCTGCGGAGACGTCCATTCCCTGCTTGAACATGGCGTCGGCCGCGGCGGTCTTCAGCGCGTTCCTGAAGGACGTGACGGTCACCGTGTTCGTCTGCGAATCGGTGGCGACCACGCCCATCACCTTGGACACGTTGGCGCCACGAAGCTGGTCCTCGAACCTCTTTGGGTCGTACAGCGGAGGCTGCGCGTCCTGCCATCGTTCGAGCGCCGCCTCGAAGGTCTGCGCGACGGGCGCGATCGCCTGGTCGGAGATCGAGCCGTCCGGTCCGCGATCGATCTGCGCCAGCATCGGCATCATGGACTGGATCGCGAGGATGCTCGCGGCGTTGGTCGACGAGTCGGTCTGGCTCAACGAGAAGCCGTTGATCTGCGCCGCGGAGTCAGGGTTGTCCAGCAGCGGCGCGATGCCGGCAAGGAACCGGAGCCCGCGCTCCTTGTCGGCCTTGGTCCCGCGGAGATCGGCGAACATCGCGTCGAGGAGCTTGGATGGGACGGTCTGCGTCTGCGCGACGACGTTGGCCGCTGCCACTGGATCGACGATCTTCCCGCCGCGGACCGCGCTGGTGCGGGCCATCACGTCGTCCCATGCAGGCGCTCCGGGAGCGAGAATCACCCTTCTGGCAAGCACGTCCTCGGCAACGGACTCGGTCTTCTTGGCGGCATCGACCTTGTCGAGCTCGGCGCGCAGGTCGAGCCACTCCTCGCCGTCGATCGCGTCACCGACCTGCAACCATGCCGGCTTCGCCATGTCGAACGACGCAAGCGAGTCGTCAAGCAGCTTCTCGATCTTTTCTCGCTCGCCCGTCCTGGCGTACTCCGTGACCATCAGGCTTCGACGGTTCTGCTTCGTGGTCCGGACCCAGGCGTCCTTCGCTGCCTCGAGGTCGTCCGGGTCAATGAGCCCATCGGCATCGGTCGCCAGCTCGACGAAGTTCGAGCCGGGGACGCTTGCGGCCGCCTTGACCATCTTTGTGATGACCGGGACCTGGAGCGCGGCCTTCCTCGACGTGTATGCCTGGTAGGCGTCAGGCGACAGCGCCATCTTCGCCATGGCCTCGGTCGCCTCGAGGTCGCCCATGCTCCTTGGCTGCGAAATCTCCTTCGAGAAGAAATCGACCATTGCGTCCTCCCTGGCGCCGTCGTCCTCGACCAGCGTCTGGAGCCTGTCACGAAGCTGCGAATACCGGCTGACGAACTGATCAGTGCTCTCGCTCGCCGCCTTGACGGCAAGCGATGCCGCCTCGAGCTGGCGGGAGATCCTTGATTGCACGGCGTCGCGCATCGTCTTCTCGAGCGGTCCGACGTAGATGACGCGATCCTGCTCGTCCTTGACCAGGTCGGCCACCTGCCTGAATCCCTGCTCGTCGCCGGCCCTTGCGAGCGCCTCAAGCGCCTTGCCGTACGAAGCTTCCATGAACGTCGCCCTGTCGAGCCCGGAGTATCTCCGGCTGAATTCCGACCAAAGCGTCTCTGCGTCTGGTTGCGGACCGACATCGGCAGGGTCCACGAGCCCGACATGGACGGCACGGAGGTCGTTCGCCAGGTCGAACTTCTGCCTCTCCGCCCGCCGGCGCACCCACGCGGTCCCGGCGAGCTTGCCCATGCGCTCGCGGTACTCGGCCTCGCCGGCAGTGAGCTGCTCGCCTTCGGCCGCGGGAGTGGTCCGAGAGGGGTCGACGTACCTCGTCGACCAGTTGTCGACGAACGCCTGGGCGTCGTCGGTCGCGTCGATCTGCCCGTTGTACTTGCCGGCGGCGTACTCCTCCTCGAACTTGAGCGAGTCCTTCTCGAAGCGCAGGCGAGCCTCGTATACGGACTGGCGGTCGTCGATCTGCCGCTGGATGTTGAGTGCGTTCCCGACGTCGACGAGCGTGTTGCCGAGCGCCTGCGTGGCGCGGAGTGCCTGCTCGAGGTCGCGTGATGCGCTCAAGTCCGGGACCGGAGCAGGCATCGATGCCACGCCTGGCAGGCCGGGAGTGGCGATGTTGGCCGGCTGCACCGCCGGGATGCCGGTCCCGGAAGGGATGTCGATCGGCAGGTTTCGTCGCACGCCGGGAGTGCTCGGAGTGAACGCGATCTGGGCCGGGAACTGGCTCACGCCTTCCCCCCGCCGACGAACGTGCTGACGCTTCGGTCGCTGAACGCGCTGGCGATGGAGATCCCGGTGCCGAAGCCCTGGATGCCCTGCGTGAGCCCGGTGAGGAAGGTGCTTCCCTGTTCGTTGGAGAGGCTTGTCATCTGGTTCTGGTAGCCGTACTGCTGCGCCCGACGCTGCTGGTTCATGGCGAAGAGCTGGTTCCTGTACTCCATCGCGTCCTGCTGGATCGCGCGGCCGATGTTCGATTCGAGCTGCCTTCGAGCCATCACGGCGTCCATGTCGATGGAGCGGAGGATGTCGCGCTTGGAGCCGCTGACGGCGAAACCGCTCTCGACGACGGCGGCCTGGGCGGTTCCTGCGACCTGCTGGTACTGCCGCCGCAGTCCGGTCCGCTGCGCGGCGATGTTCTGCATCAGGCCCTCGGTCTGGAACCGCTGGTTGTCCTGGAGCATCTGTCCCTGCGTGTCGAACGCGACGTTGATGTTGCCCTGCTGCACCTGGAGCTGCCGCATCGAGGCAGCCAGCGCCTCGTTTCGCTTCGCCTGCGCCTGCGAGCCAAGGAAGCCCTGGAACAGGCCCATGGCCGCGCCTCCGACCAACAGTGGGATCATTCGTTTCAGCCTTCCGTTGCCGTGTTGTGGGTGCCGTAGAACTCGATGCCCGTGATGATCGCCGGGCGCGAATCGACGTTCTCGATGGATATGGTCATGTCCTGTGCCCGTCCTGGGGTCCACGCCGACAGCCTGCCGTACTTGTCGAAGTCTCCCTGGCCGGGAGTGAACGCGAACTTCCTGTCAGACCTGTCCGGCGCCTTGACGACCATCCGATATGGGCCCGAGTTGCTGTGGTCCGACACGATCTTGTTGACGAACAGCTCGCCCTCGACGATCGCGTTCCCTGACTCGTCCGTCCGGAACAGCCTGCTCGTCGTGACGGAGAAATTCATCGATCGCCCGAGGACGACGACCTTCGACGTCAGGTCGACGCCTGCGACGGAGTACTCCGCGTCCGTCGAACCGCCGATCGCGGACACGGTGACCGGGTACTCGGTCCACGCGCCGTTGACCATGGCGACGCAGGTGTCGATGTCGTTGTCACGGACGTCGAGCCTCCACTTCGTGCTGCCGGACGAGTACGTCCCGCCGCGGACCACGCGCCGGCGATCGAGCCGCGGCTGCTCCTCGAACGTGGCCGGCGCCGACGGGTCCGTGGCGATCGGCATGGAGTCGAGCACGAGCCTGTAGAACGAGTTGCTGCTTCCGGCTCCCTTGCTCGATGTGTATGCGTTCCGCAGGACGAACGCCGTGTCCTCGACGATGAGCACGTCGAGGATCCTGTCGATCTGGAACGTGTACTTCGTCCACGCGCTCTGCACGAGCTTGTCGGCGACGCGCAACGTCTTGTAGACGTAGAGCGCCGCGCTGGAGTTCTTGTAGGAGTCGAGCGTGACGACGTCTCCCGACTGGATGGTCACGATGTGGGTCGGAGCCGGGACGACGCCTCCGGACCAGGTGTTCGGATTCGACCACAGCCCTCCGCCGATGCCGTTCGAGGTCAGGGCCGCGCCCGGATTCGGGGCGACGTTTCCGGGAACGACGATGAGCGTGTCGTTGTTGTCGCTCGCGGCCATGCTCCTGATGCTCGACGGAAGAAGCCCATCGACGTGCTGCGTGATCGCCGAAGCCCGGTACGACACCTGGATGTCGTCATATGCGTACTCGTAGACGACGGAGGTGTTCTCCCGGACGCCCGCGAAGTAGATGAACGACGAGATCGGTGCCGGCCGCACGCGCTGGGTCGCGTACGTCGTGCTTGGCGTCAGCGTCGCCGTCTTAGTGGTGAACACCTCTCCGCCGCCGATCTCGAACTGCGCGCCGTTCCTGGTCAGCACGAGCAGAGACTTCCGGAACGGGACGATGTAGTCGATGACCGAGACGCTCGAGCTTCCGAGCTGCACGGAGATCGGGTCGCTGTCGTTGACGGTCGATGGGGACGTCGGGTAGAGGTTGTACAGGGAGTCAGGTCGGCTGCACACGAGCCACTCGTCCATCGCGAGGCACAGCCTTCCGCGGTGGTACGCGATGTCCGCGATCTTCTTCCCGTCCTGGATCGGCTGTGGCGCCGTGGTGCTGGACGGCCCCGTGTTCCATGTGACCTGCGCGAGGTCGAACGTCGGCGGAACGAGGCTCGTCCGCGTCATCTTGATCGGCATCGTCGATGCCGTGATCGTCGTCCCGCTCGCGGCGGTGGCGACCTGCGTGTTGGCGATGATCGTCGTGTCGACGATGGTCAGCATCCGGATGTCCGAGGCGGTTGCCGACCCGGACTCCAGGTAAGTCTCCACCGCCCCTGTCCTTCCGGTCACCTTGCAGAAGGTGCCGTACGGCCCGTCGACGCCGGTGCCTCCTGACAGGCTGCTGTTCAGCGACATCAGGCCGTCATACGGGACGGTGTCCGCGAACGCGACGATGAACCACGATCCGCTGGAGGTGACGGTCGCATTGCCGGCGCCGACCGATGACAGGCCGGTGATGGCTGCCTGTATGGTCGCCGCGGAGTCGTTCCAGTTGAGGCTGCCGGTCGTCTGGCCGCCGAACGTGACGGTGAACGTCCCGCTTGTCGCGCCGCCGAGGGTGAAGTACTGCGCCCGGTTGCGCGGGTTGAGCAGGTCGGCGACGTTGATGGTCATGTCGTTCGTCGCCGTCGGCGAGCGTCCGTA